AAGCTCACGCATTAGGTAAAGAAGGTCGTGCTTCTGCTGCTCAAAGAAAACGTAGAGAAGATCCTGATCCTGAGCGCCGTGGAGCTCCAATCAATGTTAGAACCGAAAGTGCCGCAGCTGCCATTGCAGCAGCCACGGCAATAGCAAAGAAAAAATCAGGTAATTATGATTCAAAAGGATTTAGAAAAACTGCATATAAAAATCCAGACCATCCGTTAAGAAAAAGTAACGCTGAGAGAGAAAAGGAAAGAGAATGAAGTCTTTTAAACAATTTTTAGAAATTATATCTGAAAAAAATGTACCAACAAGTCCAGACAAATGGGCTCGAGCTAAAGCTGCAGCTAAATCAAAGTTTGCTGTTTATCCTTCTGCTTATGCTAATGGCTGGGCATCAAAAAAATACAAATCAATGGGTGGCGGATGGAAAAGTGTTAGTGAAGAATTTATGGTAGAAGAGTTTGAAGAATTATTTGATATCATCGAAGATGTTATAGAATGTGTTGCTGAAGAACATGGTATAGATTCTGAATTGCTTTGGGAAAGATTAGAAACAATAAGTGACGAAGATTTGATAGAAGAATCTGCTGCTTGGCAAAGAAAAGCAGGTAAAGATCCTAAAGGTGGACTAAACCGTAAGGGTATCGCTTCTTATCGTGCAGAACATCCTGGTTCTAAATTATCGATGGCAGTAACAACTAAACCATCTAAATTAAAACCTGGTTCTAAAGCAGCCAATCGTAGAAAATCATTCTGTGCTCGTATGGGTGGCATGGAAGGTGCTATGAAGAAACCTAATGGTGAACCTACTCGTAAAGCACTAGCACTAAGAAAATGGAACTGTTAATGAAAACATTTAAACAATATGTAGAAGCTTGTTGGACTGGATACACAGCCAAAGGTATGAAGAAAAAAGGTAACAGAATGGTACCAAATTGTGTACCAGTTAGTGAAGATGGTGAAGGTGGTTCTGCTGGACCAACTAATGTTGTGGGTGGTGGTGCTATTGCCGGCACAGGTGGTAAAGGTGGAGAACCTGGTGTTTATTTAAATAAAAAGAAAAGTCCTGTAATGATGGGTATTGCTCGTAGAAAGGCACCACAATGATATGGTTATTGAGTTTATTACCTGATTTTGTATTTCACTTAATTGTTATTATTGCAATTTTAGGTCTGCTTGCGGCCACGTTCTTTAGTTACATTCCTTTTGTTGGTACATATACAACACCAATTAAAATTGTGTCTATCGTAATGTTAATTATTGGTATTTGGTTTGAAGGTGGTATAAGCAACAACAATGATTGGTTGGCCAAAGTAAAAGAAATGGAATTAAAAGTTGCCAAAGCAGAAGCACAATCTGCTCAGGCAAATACAAAATTAGCATATGAAATTAATGTAAAAAATAATATTATTAAGGAGAATAGTAATGCAAATTCTAAAGCAATTACTAAGTACATTACTGATGAGTGTAAGTTGTCTAATGCTGTTGTCAGCCTGCACAACAGTTCCAGTCGTAACGAAGTTCCCTCAAGCACCATCGGAACTATTACGGGAGCCAGCAACTTTAAAACAGTTGACCTCCTCACAACAGTAAATGAAAATTATGGCACATACTATGAGTTAGTCAACACGGTGAAAGGTTGGCAAAAGTGGTATAATGAACAGAAACAAATTTTTGAAAGTGTGAAATGATGGAACTCACCAAAGATCAATTAAGTCAATTACTACCAAACAATCCATATATTGACCAATGGCACCATGCCTTGTCACAATTGTTACCGGATTATGAAATCGACACACCAAAAAGAATTGCAGCTTTCATAGCTCAATGTTCACATGAGAGTGGTGGTTTCACAGCATTAAAAGAAAACTTAAATTACCGTGCTGTTACATTACGCAAAGTATTTCCAAAGTATTTTCCAAATGACGACCTAGCCAATGCTTATGCAGGTAAACAGGAGATGATTGCTAATAAGGTTTACGCTAGTCGTATGGGAAATGGAAATGAAGCGTCTGGTGATGGTTTCCGTTACTGTGGCCGTGGCCTAATTCAACTAACTGGTAAGAGTAACTACCAAGCGTTTGCAGATAGTCTGGAGATGAATGTTGAAGATGTTCCAGAATATCTACAATCTTTTGAGGGGGCTGCACAGTCCGCTTGCTGGTTTTGGGAATCTAACAATTTAAATAGATTTGCCGATACTGGTGACATCAAAGGTATGACAAAAGTGATTAATGGTGGTTATATTGGTTTGGAAGATAGAATCAAACATTATGACTATGCACTAAGCGTTTTGGCATAAATATATCAATAAATTTTACATTATTAGGAGATTAATATGTTAGACAATCAAGAAGATCAACAACGATTTAACGAAGCAGTCGGTAGAGCACATCTTTACCATCAACAGCACACAATTGATGAAGTTAAAATCGATTATGCTGAATTTAGAAATCGTATAGATCCATTTGATATTCCTGGAATCATGGCAGAATTTGCTAGTGAAATTGATCTTCCAGAAAACGCAGATACTAAAGCAATTTTACAAAGAGCTTTGAATTTAATTAATAATACTTCAGCGTAATAGGAAATCAAAATGGCCGCCATTAAAAATGATGAAGATTGGATGCAAAAAAGATGGCGTCCTGCCATGGGTTGGATGTATATGATTGTTTGTATGTTTGATATGGTTATATTTCCTGTTTTATGGAGTATACTTCAAGCATTAAATCATGGCCAAGTAAACAACCAATGGCAACCATTAACATTACAAGGTGCAGGATTATTTCACCTTGCTATGGGTGCAGTTCTCGGTATTGCTGCTTTTGGTAGAACACAAGAAAAGGTCGCTGGTGCTGCTGTAAATCCTATGATATCATCAACACCGGCACCTATAGTACCACCAACACCAATGTTAACAACTATGGGTGGAAAAATATCTCCTCCACCAGCACCACAACCTGAACTATAAGGATAATCATGTTAGACATAATTTTTTGGATCGCATTAGGCGCATTTGTAGGATGGAATTTTCCACAGCCATTTTGGGCTAAAGCAATTCAAACAAAAATCCAGGCTATGTTGGCCAAAGGAAAATAAAATGAAAAAATTATTAATCTCATTCGGATTGATATTTTGTTTTTCACAATTTTCTTATGCTGAAGCTGTGGTAAAGAAAGTTTGCCATACAGATGAAAAAACTAAAAAAGAAGTGTGTAAGAATGTTAAGACACACAAAAAACTAGAAGCCACCAAAGTGCCAGAAAAGAAAAAATAATGGCAGACGATATTTCAGAAATCAAAGTTGATGTTGGTGTATTAAAGACCCAAGTATTGACTTTATCAGCATTATGTAATAAAATGGACCAGGTAATAGAAAAACTGGTAGACCAACACGACCGCCACCTTAGTAAAGTGTATGACGACATGGACGATCAAAGAAAAGAAAAAGATAGTGATATTACCGAAATTCATACTCGAATTGATATGGTATTGGATAAGGTACAAGAATCTGAAAAATGTATTATGGAAGAAATCAAACAATTAAAAGATACCATGACTAGTCATGTGGAGGCTTCTAGAGATCAGTATGAGAAATTAAACCAATGGAAGTGGACACTTGCCGGTGGTATTATTGTCGTAACATGGTTGATTTCTCACTCCAGTTTTGATACAATACTGAAAGCATTACGTTAATTATTAACCCTATTTGGCATTTATATTATGAGCGTGTTTATTGACAGGTCTTTCCTGTTACAAGTTTCACCTAAGTTGCAGAGATTCGCCAAGAAAAAAGACGACCTCTATAACTTTAGGTGTCCTCTCTGTGGAGACTCACAGAAAAATAAAACAAAAACCCGTGGTTATGTTTATCGCAAAAAGAATGACTATTTTTATATGTGTCATAATTGTGGTGTGTCAACCACATTCTACAATTTCTTAAAAGAAGTTGATCCTAATCTACTGAAAGAATATCAATTAGAAAGATATAAAAATGGAGACACAGGTACACACAACTACCCTAAACCGGAATTCGAGGAGTATAAGCAGGAGACGCCAAAGTTTAAAAAAGCCTTGGAACTTCCAACAATTGAATCGTTACCAGAAGCGCATTTTGCTAAAATCTATATTCAGCAAAGAAGGATTCCAGAGACCTTTTGGTCGCAATTATACTTTGCGGAAGACTTTGCAACCTTCATACAAACTTTGGGGATTGAGAAAGAGGGTCTTTACAAAGATGACAAACGGATCGTCATCCCATTCTATAATGCAGAGAAAGAACTTATGGCTATCCAGGGTCGCTCGTTGGGTGAATCGAAACTCCGGTACATCACATTAAAACTGCATGACGATAACCAAAAAGTCTTTGGAATGGACAGGATCAATCAGGAGGAGATGATCTATGTAGTAGAAGGTCCTATTGACAGCATGTTCCTAGAGAATGCCGTGGCGACTGCTGATTCTAACTTGGAATCCATCAGTAATATATACGATAAGTCCATGGTTACTTTGGTATTTGATAACGAACCAAGAAATAAAGAAATTGTGATGAAGATTGACAAAGCAATCGAAAATCATTATAATGTAGTCATCTGGCCAGAAATGATTGAAAATAAAGACATTAATGATATGGTGTTGGATGGTTTTTCACCAGACGAAATCCAAGACATTATAAGTAGAAATACCTTTGTGAATTTGCGAGCAAAAGCAGAATTTATTAATTGGAAAAAGATTTAAGTTTGTATATTAAATTATAATAAAAAGAAAGCGAAATAAGAATGACTGAATACCTGAGCATTAAAATAGATTTGGAAAGAGATAAATTATTTGATGAACTTGGGATAAAAAGATTAAAAGAAAGTTACATGAAGGAAGATGAAGAATCTCCACAACACAGATTTGCATTTGTATCAAAATCATTTGGAAGTAATCAAGAACATGCACAAAGACTATATGAATACAGCAGTAAGCATTGGCTCAGTTATTCTACTCCCATTCTCTCTTTTGGTCGTAGTAAGCGTGGCATGCCTATATCATGTTTCCTCAATTATATTGAAGATACTGCGGAAGGACTAGTTGATAACCTTTCTGAAACTAACTGGCTTTCTATGCTTGGTGGTGGCGTTGGTATTGGCTTTGGTATTCGTTCAGCAGACGATAAGTCTACTGGTGTCATGCCTCACCTCAAAATCTACGATGCGAGTTCTCTCGCATACCGCCAGGGTCGCACTCGCAGGGGCAGTTATGCTGCTTATCTCGACATCAGCCATCCTGATATCATTGGCTTCTTAGAAATGCGTAAGGCAACAGGTGATGCAAATATTCGTTGTTTGAATTTACATCACGGCGTAAATATTACTGATGAGTTCATGCATCTCATTGAACAATCGATGTTGGATCCAGAATTTGATGATTCTTGGAATCTAGTTGATCCATCATCAAAAGAAATTCGTGAAACTGTATCAGCCAAAACATTATGGCAAATGATTCTTGAATTGCGTATGCATACTGGTGAACCATACATACACTTCATTGATACAAGTAATGATAAATTACCACAACACTTAAAAGATTTAGGATTAAAAGTACACCAATCAAATCTTTGTTCTGAAATTATTTTACCCACCAACGAACAGCGAACAGCAGTATGTTGTTTATCAAGTTTAAATTTGGAGACCTATGATGAATGGAAAGATAACAAACTATTTCTTAAAGATGTTGCTGAGATGCTTGATAATGTGCTTAACTTCTTCATTGATAATGCTCCTGATGCTATCGCTCGTGCTAGATACTCCGCTCAACGAGAACGTTCTATTGGTATTGGTGCTCTCGGGTTTCATGCTTATCTACAACGTAACGGAATTGCTTTTGAAGGCGTTATGGCCAAAGTTGCCAACAACAGAATATTCAAATCTATTCGAGAAGGACTAGACAATGCTAATAAAGAACTTGGATTGGAAAGAGGTGAGGCTCCTGATGCGGTGGGAACTGGCAATCGTTTTAGTCATCTTATGGCTATCGCACCAAACGCATCTTCTTCAATTATCATGGGTAACACTAGCCCTAGTATTGAGCCTTACCGTGCTAACGCTTATAGACAAGATACTCTTTCGGGATCCTTCTTAAATAAGAATCGTTGGTTAGATAGATTGATACAAGACCATTTGGCAGATGAGAATCATGTTATCTGTAGTGATGATTATGATAATATTTGGTCATCTATTATTGCTAACGATGGTTCTGTTCAACATCTAGATTGGATGTCACAACATGATAAAGATGTATTCAAAACATCCATGGAAATTGACCAAAGATGGGTAATTGAATTGGCTGGTGATAGACAACAGTATATTGACCAAGCACAATCATTAAATCTATTCTTTAGACCAGATGCACACATTAAATATATTCACGCCATTCACTTTATGGCATGGAAAAAAGGACTCAAAACTCTTTACTACTGCCGTTCCGAAAAGATTGGTAAGGCAGATAAAGTGTCTAAGAGGATTGAAAGAAATGTTATCAAAGAGCTAGATATGACACAGATTGCTCAAGGTAACGATTGTATTGCTTGTGAAGGTTAAATGGCATATTCAGATAAAGTATTAGACCATTACGAAAATCCACGCAACGTTGGTAAAATGGATTCAAATGATGAAAATGTTGGCACAGGTATGGTGGGCGCACCTGCCTGTGGTGATGTAATGAAACTTCAAATCAAAGTAAAAGATGGAATTATTACAGATGCAAAATTCAAAACTTACGGGTGCGGCTCGGCAATCGCAAGTAGTTCGCTCGTCACGGAGTGGGTTAAAGGTAAAACGCTAGAACAAGCAGGATCAATTAAGAATTCTCAGATTGCGGAAGAGCTTGCTCTACCACCTGTCAAGATACACTGCTCAATCTTGGCTGAAGATGCAATTAAAGCAGCAATAAAAGACTACGAACTTAAATGTTCATGTAAGGTATAAAATGATTACTGTAACAGATAACGCTTTTAATAAAATTAGAGATTTAATTTTTGAAGAAAAAGACAACAGTAATTTGGCATTAAGAATGTCAGTAAGAGGTGGAGGGTGTTCGGGTTTTCAATATGAATTCACCTTTGATGACAAACAAGAAGAAGATGATTTTGTGATTGAAAAAGATTCCATTAAAGTGTTTGTTGATTCAATGTCGGCACAATACTTAATGGGAGCTACTTTAGATTATAAAGATGTAAAATTTAGTTCACAATTTATTATAACCAATCCAGAAGTTAAATCAACCTGTGGTTGTGGTTCATCAGTAGCATTTTAATATTTAACTTATGAAGCCTACACTTGCTTTATTTGTATGTGACCCAAAATGTTCGGTACAATCAAGTAATGGTGTAATCAAAGCATTATCTCCACATTATAATTTTAAGTTATTTTCAAAAAATGAAGTTGAAGATGGATTTCTTGATGGCGTAGATATGGTTGTTTTTCCTGGTGGATTTGGAAGTTCAGATTCGTATGATACTATACTTAAAAATAATACAAAATTAATAACTGATTTTGTAAAAAATGGTGGCAGGTATCTTGGTATTTGTATGGGAGCATATTGGGCTGGTAGCCATTATTTTAATATACTTGATAATGTAGATGCAGTTCAGTATATTAAACAACCTAATACTGATACAAAAAGGCCTCATGCAAAAGCAATCAATGTTACATGGAATGGCCAAAAAGAAAAGATGTTTTTTTATGATGGTTGTGCTTTAACAGGTGAAGAATTTAAAACAATTGCAACATACGCCAACGGAGATCCAATGGCGATAATACAAAAAAGAATTGGATTGATAGGTTGTCATCCTGAGAGTGAGAAGTTTTGGTATGATAGTTATTCTTGGATGAAACCTTATTGGCATAATAATAGCCATCATAAATTATTATTAGAGTTTGTCGATGAATTAATGCAGCAATAAAGGAAAAAATGATTAAAAAAACAGAATCAAGGATGACCGATGAACGGACATATTTTAAACCTTTTAATTACGCTTGGGCTTATGATGCATGGCTTAAGCATGAGCAATCTCACTGGTTGCATACTGAAGTGCCAATGCTTGAAGATGTTAAGGATTGGAAAAAGAAGCTTACAAAAGAAGAAAAACAATTTCTCACACACATTTTTAGATTCTTCACCCAAGGAGATATTGACGTTGCTGGGGGTTATGTTAATAATTATCTACCTTACTTCCCACAACCAGAAATTAGGATGATGCTCTTGGGGTTCGCCGCAAGAGAAGCTTTACACATTGCTGCATATTCACACTTAATTGAAACCTTGGGTCTTCCAGACACAACCTACAATGAGTTTATGGCGTATGCTGAAATGAAAGAGAAACATGATTATGTGTTAAATATCTCTGGTCAGAATACTACTAAAGAAAATACAGCAACACATATTGCCGTGTTCTCTGCCTTTACTGAAGGTATGCAGTTGTTCTCATCATTCATTATGTTATTGAACTTTCCACGCCACGGTAAGATGAAAGGTATGGGTCAGATTGTTACTTGGTCTATTGTTGACGAAACTCAACACACCGAGAATATGATTAAATTGTTCCGTACATACATAGAAGAAAATCGTGAAATTTGGAACGATGAACTAAAAGGTAGATTATACACCATTGCTGAACGCATGGTAGAATTAGAAGATAAGTTTATTGATTTGGCATTCGCAATGGGTGCCATGGAAGATTTATCTGCTGAAGATGTTAAGAAGTATATTCGTTATATTGCTGACCGTAGATTAATTTCTTTAGGTCTCAAAGGTCAGTTTAAAGTGAAAAGAAATCCTCTACCATGGGTAGAAGAAATGATTAACGCACCAACACATACTAATTTCTTTGAGAATAGAGCAACTGATTACGCTAAAGGTTCTTTATCAGGAGATTGGGGTGATGTTTGGGCTCATTAAAGGTTACATATGACAGATAAAGCACTATCAGGCGATTGCCTTAATTGTGAATCACAATATACGGTTCAATTTACAGAAGAATTGGTTTCACAAGAACTACCCGAACATTGTCCATTCTGTGGCGAAATCATCGAAGAATTATCTGAGTCCTATATAGAGGATGACGATGATTTGGATGATAAGGCATGGGAATAAACTGGACATATAATAATACAGATTTTACGGAAGACTTGATTGGTAATAATTACGGGTTCGTGTATCAGATAACTAATCTGACGAATGGTAGAAAATATATTGGGAAGAAATTCTTTTACTCTTCCAAAACCAGACAAGTCAAAGGTAAGAAGAAACGGTATAAAGCATCAAGTGATTGGCAAACTTATTATGGAAGTAGTGCCGAACTAGCTAAAGATGTGTTATCATTAGGTCACGTTAAATTCAATCGTGAAATTTTACATCTTTGTCAGTCCAAAGGCGAATGTGGTTATCTCGAAGCAAAAGAGCAATTCATCCGTGGTGTTATGGAAACAGATGAATACTACAATACTTGGATTATGGTAAGAGTGAGAAAATCACACATCAAGGAATACAATGCTAGAATTTCTAAAAAAACTCAAGAATGATCCTGAGGGGCCATTTGATGCTATCTTTTTTTTACCAGGTGAAAAGGAAGATGAGGTTCATATTGAAGGTTCAATGTTTAAAAATCCCGGTGAAAAAATAGGTGGCAGTTCAATGGGTGATTCTTATCAAGTGGTATTATTCAAAGATGATATCGAAAATGATAACTTATATAATGTTGACCAATTTGAGGCAATCTTCTTGGATCCATATGAATACATCTCCAATTTAATACCACAAAATTGGTTTGGTATGGTTGTAAAGAAAACTACCACTTCCGAAGCCTTTCTCCAACGAATATTTGACAAATTACAAAAAGTGTGATACAATAGACCTCTATTGAAACTATTGAAAGTTTGTTATGATCCTAGTTGACCTAAACCAAGTATTACTTGCCGGACTTATGGCACAAATTGCCAACCATAAAGGCAAACTAGATGAAAGTCTGGTTCGCCATATGATTTTGAATATTATCCGAAACCATGTTAAGAATTTTAAAGCAGAATATGGTGAAGTGATTTTGTGTTGTGATAACCGTAAATACTGGCGTAAAGAGTTTTTTCCATTTTATAAAGCCAGCCGTAAAAAGAATCGTGAAAAATCCAATTTAGATTGGCATATGATTTTTGAAATGCTGGCCAAATTCAAAGTGGAACTTAAAGAAAATTTCCCATACAAAGTAATTGATGTTGATGGTGCTGAAGCCGATGATATTATTGGTACATTAGCACCAAGAGCTATTGCACACGAAAATGTTTTAATTCTTTCTAGTGACGGTGATTTTCTTCAATTACAAATGTACAATGGTAAACTTAACAAAAATACCATTAAACAATATAACCCATCCCAAAAGAAATATGTAAAATCCGAAAAGCCTCTCTTAGAACTCAAGGAGAAGATTATTCGTGGAGATAAAGGTGATGGTATACCTAACATCTTCTCGCCCTCCGATTGCTTTGTCCGTGAACTCCGTCAGAAACCCATCACACAGAAGGTTATTGAAAAATACTTGACCGAGGAACCGATTGATTGGAAAGATGAGATAGCGGTTACTGGTTATTCTCGCAATCAAACATTGATTGACCTGAGATTAATACCTGGTGATATCAAAACAAAAATTATAAATACCTATGAAGAAACAAAGCCTGCTAAAGGCAAATTGTTGAATTATTTTATCGAACATAAACTGAAAAACTTAATGGAAGTAATAGAGGAATTCTAATGAAAAACATTTATGAAGTATTTGATGAATTTGAATTGGCAACAACTAAAAAAGAAAGAATGGCAGTAATTGAAAAGAATCTTTCAAAAACTCTAGTTGATGTATTACAATTGACTTATCATCCTGATTTTGAATGGCTGATTCATGAAATGCCTGAAGGATATAAGATACCAACCGATACTTTACCGGGTTTAACTAGAACACAACTTTCGGTTGAAATGCGTAGATTATATTTGTTTAAAAAAGGTGAACCAACAGCCGAACAATTAACACCAAATAAAAGAACTCAATTGCTTTTATTATTATTGGAATCTTTAGATCCTAGAGAAGCAGAAGTTGTAATTGGTATTTTTCAAAAAGATCAAGGCGTAAAAGGTTTAAACTACAAATTCGTTAAAGAGGCATTTCCAAACTTATTACCATAATGCGTGTACCAGAAAAAATAATAATAACATCAGGCACATTCGACCCATTAACAATTGAAGAATTAAATTATTTAAAAAAATGCAAGCGAAGAGGTGATTGGCTGGTTGTCGGAGTACACTCTGATTGGTGGATGCTGTGGGCAGAAGGTGGTTTGGTTCAAGATTACAATTCTCGCCGAGAAATTATTAAATCACTCAATTTTGTAGATGAAATTTTTTCATTTAATGACCAAGATGGTACTGTGTGCCAATTATTAAAACTTGTAAAATATTGTTATCCAAATTCAGATATAACCTATGTGTCTAGTGAGGATATGCATAATATGCCGGAAACTAAAATCCGAGGTATTAATTTTGAAACGATGAAATAGGAGAAGTAAGTGACTAAGTTTGTAGGTAAGTTTAGGAAAAATCAAGATTACAATGATGATTATATTCACGCAAAAAAGTATTTACATACCAAAAAGCGTAGAGGAGAACATCCTGAAATTAAAAAACAACTCCAGCAATTGGAAGAAGAAAACTTAGAAAATGTGGACATTTCACAAAGTGAAAAAGATTAATATTACCACTTAATTTTGATTTTTTTATGATAAGTAGGTATGTCCGCCTTTGATATAAAAGGTATTGGTATTAATGTTGTTTCCAAGCAACAAAGCGCTTGACCTCCTCTACAAAGTATAATATAATGGTTCTTCACATGGAGAATTTTATTATATGATATACGGTTATATTCCAAAATCCAAATCAAAGAAACTAACTAAAGCTCAACAAGAGCAAAAAGATGCATGGTTAGCTTCTATCAATAAAATATCTGAAAAACGGTATTCCAGAACTTCCATTTCAAAAACAAATACAGTAATAAAGGAATTTGCTTCTTTTCGCAGAGAAACCCCAAAAGTTGCATCCTTAGATACTGGATTTATCGCTTGTACAAAAAGATTCGGAAATTCTTACACAGGAGATAAAATTAAAGGCATTGGTACAATGCATAAATCGAATGCTGTGCCAATTTTTACAGATAATGAAGCAAAAGAGATTGCGAGTATGAGAAGATGACGATTAGTAATTTGAATTGGGAAGAATATGAACACTATCTCAAAGCTTTATCAGAATCGGAACTCAAAATTGAGTTGGAATGGTTAAAATCAGTCGGAATTGCGAAAGAAAGAGGCAGTACAGTCACTTCTGAGCAAAATGACACACTACAGTAAGGCAATTATGTTAGCACAACACGAAGAAACACAAATTTTAAGAGGAATTGACGAAATTATGTACAATTTACGTCATGTACCAACAGAAGA